GAGATCTAGTACGGTCTCGTGGGCTCGGAGATGTGTATAAGAGACAGACATCGTCCTATCGCCCCGCTTCAAGCTGTTCGCTACCTCTTCCGATTGGATTCCTCAAGGGGTCCACGTCATCCAGCTCCACGGGTCCCGTCAAACGTTCACTGTCGGAGAAAACTATCCAGTTCATGACACGGAATTGTTTCGGATCATCCAGCCAACACCGCTTTGCACCTTTGCGTATCTGATTCATCGCGAAGCCGCTGCCTACGCATTAGCTACCTATATGCCGATACCGGCTCCCGTCGACGACTGGCTGTTCTGTCCTTACTCCGACTTCGCGAAACGTTTCCCTCCGCATAGATTGCTTTCGGCTTGCGTCTGGACGCTTGATGGCCCATCGAACATCGGAGACCGAGCCTGCCGCAGACGCCTACCGACGAGCGTAAAAGTGCGTTTGCTTCGTGCCATCAAGTCCGGTGGCTATCGCCTTACAACGATGTTCCAAAAGAAACGTTCTTTAACGCTGACGCACGATTGAGGATCGTCCTATCGCCTAGAGCGGGGGTGCCAACTTTCTCGATAGTTAACGCCGTTATGCCCGCTCGTAAGGTCTAGGCCAGAGCTCACACATTGTCCCTACGGACTTTGCAAACGCCTCTTTCAGTTGCTCAAGCGTGACTGTCGCGACCTCGTCGTTTGCCAACACCCAGTCGAAAGACGAGAGCCCTGAAATCTCAGCCGCGCGAATAGCGTTCCCCATTCTAGTTTGGGCACGCTCTCCACCATCAAAGACCATCCCATCGACCTCGACGAGGATTGCGCCAACCTGCTCAGCTCTCTCGCGCTTTGCTTCTGCGAGATGCCTTGCCTCCAACTCTTCATCTGGAATCTCAGGCTCATAGCCCGCGACGTAATAGCGTCCATCGTAGGCTTGCTCTACTTCTCCAACTTCCGTATAACCCATTGCTTCGAACCACTCGATGTCCTCACCAATGGCAATAAGCACCTCTTTGGTGTTCTCATTTTGAATCTTGTATCTTTGGGTCATAATATTCACATCATTTTATGGAAATAAATCTTGCCTGGATTACTAACGGTATATGTTTCTCCGGCTCGTACAGGGAGCATCATTGTCGCATTCCCAGGGTATCTGTTTTGATAGAACTCAAGAATTAAGGCACCGCTGGCTTTGTGTATGACTTTCCCGCCCGTATAGTCACCGCTATTCATATTTTCGAGTCTCAGCCAACCATCTTCGCTCGGAGTGTAATCCCCTGCACCAATTTGAACGTACGATCCATAGTTAGGCATCATCCGTGCCGGAATAGGAATAGTTACATTCCCATCAGTTCCCGGCGAAATTCCGTTGACACTACGAACGAGATTGGGCTTACCGCTCACGCCCGTCCAAGGCACCGTATCCGCCGTTCCTGCGGTCTTCGCCTTGGCGTTGATGCCCAAGTACGTCGAGGCGGCGTCGGCCTTCGTGAGGTACGGCGTCAGGTCGGGGGCGGGGGCCTCGGCTGCCGAAATCGCTCCGATGTTCTTTCGGGCCTGCGCCTGCTGGGCTGTCGTGAGCGTCTGCGCAACATATACGACAGCATGCGCATTCTGCGACGCATATTGCTGAGCGAGATCGCGCGCGGCCTCCGCGGCCTTCTGCGCGTTAGCGGCTGAGGTAGCGCTAGACGCGGCGGCTTTTTGTGAATTCGCGGCATTCGTAGCAGAGGTCGACGCGGCAGAAGCAGACGAGGCGGCGGAAGTCTTTGATGCCGCGGCATTCGTCTCGCTAGCCTTTGCGGCCGACGCACTGGACGCCGCCGCAGACTTGGACGAAGACGCCGCGGTCTCGGACGTCTTGGCATTGGTCTCCGAGGTCTTGGCATTAGCTTCGCTAGCCTTAGCCGCGCTTGCGCTCGCAGCCGCTACGTTCTTAGACGAAAGGGCATTAGTCTCCGACGTTTTTGCCGCAGATGCACTGGCCGCCGCTGCATCCTGTGAAGCCTTTGCCGCAGTCTCACTAGCCTTCGAATTCGTCTCGCTAGTCTTGGCCGCCGCCGCGCTCGATGCCGCCGCGTTCTTCGAAGAGAGCGCAGAGGCTTCAGAGGCATCAGCCGCATCCGCACTAGCCTTCGCCTGCTGAGCGTAGTACTTCGATGAGTAGTCAACCTCCGTTCCGTCCGGGACGTTGCCTTCAGTCACCTTGCCGTCCATCTTAACCGCCCACGCCTGAGAGAGCGTAGAGTAGTCTGCAGACTCATTCGCAGACGACTGGGAAGCGGCGGCAGAGGTCGAGGCATTCTGTGCCTGCGCCTTCGTCTCGGCCAGTAGCTGACGCATCGTTGCCACATCGGCATCAGAGTCTACGACGGCCTCTTCGGCAATCGCCTTAGCTTCTTTAGCGCTCTCTTTTGCTTCAAGCGCATCGGCAACGGCAGTTTCAGAGTTCGTCTTCGCGGTGTTCGCCGTGCTCGAAGCCGTGTTCGCCGTCTTTACAGCTTGATCGGACTTCGTGTTCGCAGAGTTCGCTGTACTCACGGCCTGAGCAGACTTCGTGTTCGCCGCATTCGCCGTACTCACAGCTTGAGACGCCTTCGCGTTGCTGTCCTTGATCGTCGCGTCCCACGAGTTGACAACGGTCTCAAGGCTGTTCACCTTGCCGCTAGCCGCATTGGCTGTAGAAAGCGCTTCAGACGCATTCTGCTGAGCCGTATTCGCCGTATTGAGCGCTTCGGTGGCTTTATTCAGCGCCTCGGTCGCGTCGGCCGTAGCATCGACCATGTAATCGCCCAAGTCATTGATCGCGTCCTCGGTCTGCGTCAGTACGGACTGACCGCTAATTGAACCCGTGGGCGTTTTGACGTAATGAAATTGAAATTCCTTTGATGCCATATTACTGGATCCTTAGTACCCTGCCGCGTACCAGTTGCCGCCGTTGAAGCGGCGGATGTTGTACGAAAAGGAGCTGCCGTCCACAACCTTCGCAATCGTGTAGCAGTCGTCAGGATGACCGCCGCCCGTCGCCGTTAGCTGAAGCGAAACGGAATCGGGATATTTGAACGGAGTGACAAATTTCGCGGTGCCCGAACCGCCGCCAATCGTCCCGTGCTGTTCGATGAAGCCAGACTTCCACTTTCTGTACCACGTCGAGCCCGATCGATGCGTTTCAACAACATAGTCTTCAGATGCCGAAGAGCTGATCGCATTTTTTACCCACGCCGTGTTAGCGACCTGCTGAGAGCTATCACCGGAGGCGGCAGTTGGCACCGTAGGGGTTCCCGTAAAGGTCGGCGAAGCAACTGGGGCCGCCCCGATGTTCTTTCGGGCCTGCGCCTGCTGATTCGCGTTGAGACTTTGAGGCGTGTGCTTGACGACATCCGCAACGGCCTCCTCAATCGCGTCATTCATGTCGCCTGAGCTCGTCACGCCGATATTGGTGCGCGCCTGAGCCTTCTGTTCATTGCTCAGGCTCTGCGCCTTGTCAAAAGCAACGAAGCCTTTGATGGCGTCTGCGAGTTGCTTGGCGACTTCTGAGGTGCTCTGAACGTCGATGTTTTTGCGCGCTCGCGCCTGATCAGAGGTTGTGAGAGACTGCGCCTTGTCATAGCGAACCTCGCCGACATCCTGATTCGACCAATAGGCAGAGTTTGCCTGGTCAGTCGGAGACTTGACCGTCGAAGACGGGCCATTGGCTTTGATGCAGCGGTACTTGACCGTCCCGACCAACACTTCGTTCCCGGGCTCATAATCCAAGGTGGCGCTATAGTTCATCAGGCCGCCCTGCTGGTACCAAACGAGGAACGACGAAAGCAAGTAGAGAACCGAATTGAAGTCGTCTCGCTTCGGGGGAATGCCGCCCTCACCGATCGGCAAGGAGTTCCATCTGCCCCACCCCTCTTCTTGCGATAGCCTACCCGTCCCTGCCTCAAGCGACGTCACGGGAACTGCGCTTCTATCGCCATCTTTGGCGATGGGGCACGAAAGTAAAGTTTGAGGATAATTGCTCATTTTCTCATCCTAAAAAAGCCTTCTAACTTCAGACCACGCAAACGCGACAAGCCACACCATTAATGCCAAACACCCTGTAGTAGCGGTTATCCACGCAACAATACGGAAAATCCGAAACCCAATATTGAATTCGACGTTTGGTTCATTCTTCGTCATACAATTCACCACTCTTTGATCAGCCGACGTAACCGTGCCAACACAACAATAAGAACGTAGGCAAAACCACAGTACGCAATGCCATAGAGAGGGATCGCTGCAACAATCGGGAGTTCGCTAGCCATACGCAATGCCTCCACCAATTGAAGTAAAATGTCAGTCATTGAGCACCTGAGTCCCTTTTAGGTGTCCATAGAAAAACCCCGCAAGGTTGCCGCCCTGCGGGGTTTTGTTTCTTCGTGAATTAATCTAGCCGCCGATCGTTCGCCCGGGGTTGAAAACGCCTTGATCAAAGGGAAGCAAATCACTCCCTTCAAAGCCGAAAATCTTCTCGTCGGGATAGATGATTAGAAAATTCGTTAGTACGCCCGATGGCCGATTCAAGAGCCCGTAAGTTTCTAATATCTGCGCCTGCAAATCGCTAATGTTCCCGACAACGACGACCGAATTTATTGACATATCTAAGTAATCAACCACGAATACTTTAGTATCGGTCAATTGACTTAGCATATTGTTCATCGTTGCGGCTGTAGCGTTTGCAAGATTGCACCGCGCACGATAGAACAACAGAAATCGGTAGTACTCATCATCAAAGCGCGTGTAGTCCGCCCCGACCTTTAGCAAACGATTGACCCCTACGCGCGTGCCCCACCAGTCCAAGAAGACGCCTTTTGCTGTCTGCATGTCGGCAATTGTCTGCTGGAGGCTTTCGAGCAATTCCGTAGCGTCAATCTTGTCCCTGAGCATCGATGCGCTCTGCCTGATGCGCGTCGCGTGCGAGTACTGGGACTGGATGGCGTCCGTCGTCGTGTCGGCAAAGTCGGCCATGTTCTGAACGCAGTCAACGCTCAGGATGTCCTCCCATGTCTGTGTTTCCGACATATCAACCTCCGAACGCCAGTGTGATCGTTTTGGCGCTCAGCGTCGGACTTTTGTTCGCGGGGACGTCGACGCTAGCCGATTGAGAGCCGCCCGCAATGCCGACAAGAATCTCCTTGATCGGGGCGTCCGTCACGCTCTGAATGCACCGATAGAAGCGGCTGGCGTAGACCGTCGTGGCGAGCTTTACGCGGGAATTCGTAAGCTCCCCAAGGAAGTCAGAGATGATCGCTGCTTTGACATTGGCTTGCGTCGCAGCGTCCATGTCGCCGCTGAAGAACGTCACCTTGACAGTGAAATTAACGGCCGTGGGACGGACAATGTTGTAGACATAGGAAGCGTTGAAGTGCTCGGTGTCAATGAAAGTCACCTGAGCGTCACCCACCGTCCCGCACCCCGCGCTCTTGCGCTCAAAGATTGTGCGGGCGATATCGTCATCGTCCCCGCCGACGATGCACACCGCCACGCTATGTCCCTTGATCGAAATCCCATACTGCGTCTGCGTCTCGCTCGTGTAGTTTTCAAGCACAACGCAATCAAGCACGCCCTCTAGCGCTGAAAGATTGGCCTGCATGTTCTCAACCGTCCCGTTCGCATTGATCGCGTAACTTTGCTTCATGCGGTTGAGCAATTCCCCGTCAGGCTCCTCATCTCGCCCGGTATTCCCCGCGGCCGTGTTCGACACGGCATCCCATCCCGCGATGACCGTCACGATCTGCGTCACGGTCTTTGCACCGATCTCAATGGCGCCATGCTTCACACAGGAAAACTGAGTGTCGACGCTGCCAGAATCCGGAATCATTACCCCGCCAGCCACTGCGTGTCGGAGCTGATTGCCCTGCGTATCCTGCACAATCGCGCCGTAGGGGATGACAGTGCCTTTCAACCCGGTGCACGTACAGACGACGACCGTCGGCTCCGAAATCTTGCGCGTGAGGCCATAGAGCGCCGCAAGTGCATCAAGGAAAACGCCCGTAGAGGTCTTCGGATTGAACTGGTTCGCGAGGAAAGCCACCTCACGATTTTTAGCCGCAACTTCAGTCGTCACCAAGTCCACGACCTGCCCCATGGGCGACGCCGAGTCCACGTTCAGAAGCGGATCGGAGTCACTGACTTTAAAGGCCTCCTGAAAGCCCGAGGCGACGTCGTCTCGCACCTCCTGAACGGTCGGGACGACTACCCCAGTATCCGGATTAAATTCGAGCTGTGCCATAAGTGCCGCCCTCAGTTGTGATTTGTACATCTGCGCTCAAAACGCGTGTCGTTGCGTCAAGCGCTTTTAGCTGAACCGACTCAACCGTAAGCACGCCCGGCACACTCAATGCCGCTGAACGCAAATCTTCCGTTGTGATGGCTTCCTGTATCGGCTGAGCGATTTGGTCCGAAAACCAATGGACGCCCTGATCCCACCGAAAGACGGCATCGTTGTAGAAAAGCCGCCCCTCGTTACAGACGTTTTGAACGATCGCGGATGCTCCACGAATCATCGCTACGTTCCCATTCCCGTCAAGCTGTAAGTCCCAGTCGGCCGAAAGCTCTGCTGTGTACGCTGTGTGTGTCATAGAAAGAGACCCCGAAAAGCCGCGACGGCCGCGATGATCACGCATAGCCACGCGGCGGCACAAACCGCCCACGCAAATACTTTCCCGTAAGGCGGTAGATCTTTGTTTGACATGAACATCAGGCCGCACCTATCGCAACTTTTCAACGATTTCTAGGACGTAGTAAAGGAAGGCCGCAGTGCCGAGGAGCGTGCCACCTAGCCACACTGCGCACGCCTTGACGCCTTTCCAAAACTGACTTTCGCGCTCCATTTTTCGCATACGTTTTCCTTTTCCCATATAATTCTCTTGTGAAAGCGTCTTCTTTCCATAAAAAAGCCCCGCCCGATTTCCGCTCGGACGGGGTTTGTTTTTTCTTCAATTGCGTTTTACTGCGGCGCGCTGGTTGTGCCATCAGGGCAGGTGTGAACGTGACCCTTTAGGCTGATCCCGTCTGCCACAACATCACCCGAAACCGTAGCCCCGCCGCCGCCCGATACCGCAAGACCACCCGAGCCTGTGATTTTTCCATCAACCTTCAGCGTGCCCGTGATGTGGGTCTCGGGGGTGTCGATCTTGCAATTGGAGCTCGCATTGATCGTCGCCGTAGCCGTGTTGACGGTGCACGATGATTTCGCGTTGATCGTCTCCACGTTCGTATTGATCGTCACGGTTTTCGGTGCCGTAATTGTTATGTCCCCAGTGTCTTCGACCCTGACGAAAGTTGTCGGAGTCTGCCCCCAGAAACCGCCCAAGTAGAACCCGTCGCTCATGTCGTAGCATCGGAAGCTACCCGGTTGAACAGCTTCGCTCCCGCCCGTGAGCGTGGATACGTCTTGCTGTGCGAAGACAGCCAAACCAACGTCCCCAGGCTTCGGGTCACAAATCAGTGCGGCCGTGCCGTGCTGAAGGCGAAACCATCTGAGCTTAGGAATTGAGACAGGCTCGAGCGCCTTGCCGGACGCACTTCGCATCTTGACTAACGGCGTCGCGCTCAGGTATCCAGCGCCCGCGCCATCACCGGGACGCGTGATCGTGTCCACTCGCACGGGAATCGCGGTATTGACCATGCCCTTGATGACCGAGCGAATCAGAAAATCCAGGACGTTGATTTGTGAGCCCGATGTAAACGCGTCCTGCGGCTGTGCGTACTCCGCCATGTCATTCTCCTAACCACATGCCATCAAAGGACGTTTCCCAAGAACTCGCCCCGGGGTTGTGCGCACTCAAAGAGTGCTGAAGCTGAGTTATCTTCCACACCCCTGAGGCATGAGGCACGATTGTCTGCACGTTCACGGCCGCTGCCACTCGCAGTTCGGGGCGGAAAAACGTTCTGCACTGGATGCCCGTGTTTGTAAATGTCGGATAGCCAATCATCCCTGTGTCAGCAGAGACAACGGGCACGCCGCCTTCTGCACGCCTTACGCCGTCCTTCGGCACAACGATCGTCTTGTCGTCATCAAAGATGATGTCCGCGCCTGCGGCATTCGCAACCGTTTTCATCTTTGTGATCGGGTCTCCGTAGACCGTCATGTCAGAAACCGTTGCCTGCACACCGTCGTTTTGATACTCGAACCCCGCCTGCGCACTCTGAGACTTGATAAAGTCCCCGACGTCCTGAGACCCCTGCACGCTCACAGTCGACGCGGGCTCGAGTAGCGGGTATGCGCCAACCTGCGCTTCTATCTTGAGCACAGGGCTCGAACCATTGAGGTCAGCGTATGCAACCGTGACGCACCCGCGAAAAATCACAGGCAACTCCTGCCCCTGCTCACCGGCCGCGATCTCTATCGCATTCCACCTACGACCGAGAGGCTTGAAGGCGAGTGTCGTCAATTGCCCCATTGTGTCGAGCGACAGACCGTAAATCTCAACCTGCGCCGTCGCGAAATCCACTCCCCCCGTCTTTGAGATTGCTACATTCGTGGCAAAGCCTTGGAAGGTGTGCTGGTTGTTCACGCCGCTCTTGTCAAGAGTGATTGTTACTCGGATGTCCTTTAAGCTGTAAGTGCCCGCCATTCTTCTTCCGTCGCGTAGTTGAGCGTAAAGCGGTCGCCCAGTGCATCGTATTGAGGCGATGCGGATTTTCCACCGCTGTCAAGAAAGAAAAGCCTGCCTGCGAAATCAGGCGTATTCCACACGGGGATAGGCGACATCGTGCGGCACACGTGGCTGTCGCAAATCTTGACCTCATCAGCCGTTAGCGTGAGATACAAAAAGCCGCCCATCTGCCGCAGATTTATAACGCAGTTTTGCCCATCAAGGACGATGGAAAACTCCTGATTAGGAAGCGTCTGCAGTGGTATGCGTATCATCATCTTCCTCACGAAAAGAGATCGGCAACGAGGCCCCCTTGCGCCTGCCCCGTCTGCACCTTGTTCGCTGCATTGGCGCTCTTGGGCGCCCACGCGACCGACGCCCCGCCGACCTTGGCCGAGCGCACCTCTCGGAAATCAACATGGATCTCAAGCGCATTAGCCCCGTTCGTTGCCGAGCGTGTATAGCCGTACGACACGACAGCCATGCGGCTATACACCTTAGAGGGCGTTAGGATGCGAAAGAGCTGAGTCCCGCAACGATAGGACTCGAGCCTAGAGACCGCCTCCTGCTGCGCCTGATAGTCACCAGAGAAAAGCAGACTGACAGAACACTCGGACGGTTGAGGCACCTTGTCATAAGCGTATAGCGCCCCGTTCTCCTGCGGCTCCGTCGGAACATTGGCTGTCGAGTTGTCCTCGAACCCATCAAGCGCCGTGTAGCCGCAGAACGGCCGCGCATTCTCATCAACGATTGCCCACACTTCGGCCATCCTTCCCTCACTTTGAAATTACGCCTGACTGCGCCGCTACGAGCATGCGATTGCGACGGCTCAACGCATTGTCCATCGCGCCACCAACAGCCTGACCTACGGCTTCGGGGTCGCCGTTCGTCTGGATGTTGTTTGTCACCTGAATCTGCATGTCGTTCGTCACGCCCGGGCCTGCGCTCGCAGACTTGGCCGCCGCAAAGCTCCCGACAGTTGCCTGCATAGGCGTCTCACTGAAGAAGCCCGAAAGCGCATCACCCAAGCGAGCGAGCGTGTCGGACGAACTTTCCTGCGAGGGCATGCCGGCGTAGGCAACCGGGGCATCGTACTTGACACGAACGATCTTCGGATCGTTTGCCCGCACTGGAGCTTCCGCCCCCTTCTTGTCGCCATCGTCACCCGAGAAAAAGTCCGCAATGCCGCCGAAAGCATCCTTGATGACACCCTTGGCAGAGTCCACGACGCCCGATGCAGCGCCCTTGATCTTCCCGCCAATATCGAGAGCATCGGCAATCCACGCGCTCAATTGATCGACAAGCGCCTTGAAGGCGTTCTTTGCCCAGTCAATGGCAGTCCTGATGCCGCTCTCGAGGGCCTCAGCTATGGCCTCGCCCAGCGCCCCGACGTCCGCGATCACTTGACCAATTGCATCGGCCGCGCGATCCGGCAGGGAGCTGAAGAAATCACCGACACCGCCGAAGAAATCCGCCACGCCTTCTTTGAAGGAGCTGCCGATTGACTTGATCGCGTCCCACAATTCGCCGAGAGCCTTGACGGCTTCAGCCGGGAGATTGATGAGGGCGTCAAGCCATTCCTGACAGGTCTCGCGGATCGCCTGAATCCTTTCATCAGATACGCCGATAAAGCTCAGGAAGCGGCCGAGAATCGAGTTCCCGCCCCGAATGAAAGCGAAGAGATCATCGAAAGCCAGCGCGAGAGCAACCACAGCAGCCGTTACGACGGCCACGGGGTTCGCGAGCATCGTCGCGTTGAGCGCTGCCATGATGCCCTGACCGCTCTTGAGCACCTTGAAGAACGTCGACGAGGCCGTGATCGCCTGAATGATCGACCGGCCGTAAGTAGCAGCCAAAACCGCACCGACGCCCGCCAAAACGAGCTTGACTGCGCGGCTGTGCTCTCGGATGAAGGCAACGCCGTCGCCGATCACCTTTAGCACTTTGTTCACCACCGGGAGCACGGTAACGCCGAGCATGTTGGCGAGCGCCTGCGCCTGATCCGTGAACTGCCGCCAGCGAATGTTCATCTCGCGCGCGGCTTTTGCCTGTTCCGGGGTAAAGGCGACGCCCTTGTATGCCTCGGCCGCATCGGTCGCGCTGTCCTTGAACTTAGTAAAGACTGCGGCCGCATCCTGACTCAGCCCCATCGCATTCAAAAAGTGCGATGCCTGCTGATCGGTCATGCCCTTGACGGCCTCGCCCATGCGGAAAAACTCATCCGCTGAGCGGCGTTTGTCTACCGTCCACGACTCAAGTGCGCTTTTGAATGCCTCCTCGCTACCGCCGGCATCACGATTAGCCTTCGCCCACGCGTCGATCTTGTCTGTGGCAACGCCCGTTCTCTCGCTCAGAATGTCGAGACTCTCGCCCATCTGAGAAAGATTCTGAAAGAGCAGCTGGCCCGAAAAGACCGCGACGAATGGCGCAACTACCCGCTTGAAAAGCGTGCCGAGCTTTCCCATGCGTCCGGCCAGTTCATCCATGGCTCGCCCGGTGATGAGCGAGGCCTTCTGCCCAGCCGTACCGATCGCCATGACGCGCTCGGCCACCTCATCAGAGACTCCGCCGAGCATAAGCGTCGACTTGGACGCTCTGGCTGCCATCTGGTCGATTTTGGCGCCGCTCACCTCCATCCGCTTGCCGAGGTCAGAGACGGCCTTGGACGCATTCTCGAGCCCTTTGTTCAGTTCCTCGCTGTCGAGGCCGAGGGCGATTACGAGTCTGTCTACTACACTAGCCATTTTCTTTCTCTAACCTTTGTTGTGCGAGCCACGAATGGTAGTTACGGAGCTCTAGAACCTCAAGGAGCTCATAGGCCTCCTCAAGCGTCAACTTTTCTTTGAGCTCGACCATGCTGGCCAAACCTGCGGCGACAATCGCGCCGCAGATCTTGGGAACATTCGCAAAGGACGCCACGCCCTTTACTTTTAGGCAGGCGTTTCGGTACTTTGCGGCATAAGGGACTTCAAGACGTCGCCATCGAAGAAAAAACCGAAATTCCGACGAAGCGATTCAATCCTGAGCTTCGTGAGCGTCAACGGGCTCTCGATGACGGCGCACGCGGACTCTCCTTCGAGGCGGCGCAGCGCATTACCCTGCACAAGCGTGCAGCACGAAAGGAGATCGTCAAGCAGAGGGCGTGCCTCGTCGTAGGGAATCGTGAGGATGGTCTTCAGCAAATCCGCGGGCTTGTCGCTGAAAACCTGCTGAATGTCGTCAACGTTACGCCCCATGGCAAAAGCCGCGCGATACATCCACTGCTCGGCCTTGTAAGCCGACATGGGCGTAATCGTGAAGCTCTTCAGCGTCGTGCCGTCTTGTACTTCAATCTTAGAGACGTCCATGTTCGCTCCTTAAAGCACGCGCTCAAAGTCAAAGCCCCACTGCGTCGGCTGCATCGTGCGAGACGCCGCCGACATCGGAGGGGCACTCTTGAGGACGCCCTTCACGAACGTGCGCGTAACCCCCAGCGCAGGGATGTAGCACGTCAGAGTACATTCGTACGGCTTGTTGTTCGCCTCCATGCAGTCGCGCACATACTCAAGTGCAGAGGCGGACGGCGAGGAAGCTTCAAGCGTGAGCGTCACAGACGAAATGTTCTTGATCACGCCTGCCACCATGTATCCGTCGACCGATCGGCGCGTTTCCGCCATCTCGATCGAGTCACTGGAGAAAATACCGTCGGCGCTAAACTGCTGAAGCTGAATGCCCGACGGGTAGAGCTCGTCCACAGTCAGAACGAGCTGAGCATTTGCAGACGTTACGTCAAAGTTGGAACTGGCCATTTTATGCCCCTAAAAAGAAGCCCCAACGGCCAAACCGTCAGGGCTGATGATGTTCACTAGATAACTACAATCACTTCTGCGGAAAGAGCCTGAACGCTTCCTGCATACGCGTAGAAGATTGTCACGGAAGGCGCTTCGCGGTTCGCACGACCTGCGGCATCGGGCAGGGTGATGCCTAGCCAATAGCCCTTGGAGGTGATCGCCTGAATCACGTCCTCGCCATCGTCGCCCGTCTCCTGCATGATCTGCGACTTCTGCGATTCATTGAGCGCGAGACCGGCGTCAATCACGCCGTTGTTGATGCAACGGTTGATCGGATCCTGGCACCACGCGCGAATCAGTGCCTCGCCTGCGGCGTTGTACGGCACTCGGTTGACGTTCTTGAAGCCCGACATGCAACTCGTCTGGATCGCGGAGCGCAGGTAGATCGAGCCATAGAGCACGTCAACGAAGCCATAGAAGTCGCTAGAGAGCGTCCCTCGGTTGAAGAACTGGAACTGATCATTTCGCGTAGCGTACTGGCCGATGAAGTTGATGCGGTTGCCCTCAAGCGCGTTCGCAACGGATTCCTCGAGAACGTTCGGGGAAAGGCCGGAGGCGTACTTGGCAAACCAAGTCTTCATGCCCTGCGTGCGGTTCCAAGCGATAGAAGCACCGCAGGCCATAGCCATTGCAGAAAGCCCCCACGTCGGGAAGTAGATCGGGGCTACGACGTCGTACTTATCAACAATCTTTGCAAGCGCGCCATTCGAAGCCGTCAACGTGCTTTCAAGATTCTTGTCGCTAGACCACGGGAAGTAAACGAAATCATCGTAGATGTCCGCCCATGCGGCAAGGGCTTCAATTTCTTCAAGCTCGGCCTCCCAGAGCGTCGTAAAGCCGACCCAGTTCCGCGTGACGGCGCAGATCGCCTCCATATTGGCCGTCTCAGTCATAGCATCAACGCCCTGAGAGAGCACAGCACCAGTCGCTTGCGTCAGGCCGAGCATTTCGCTGAGGTCGGTGCCGCTGTCGGACTTAGAGGCGTAGCTAATCGTCGCTGCCTTGCCCTTCGTATCCGTCGTGAACGTGAAAGCGTTGAGATTGCTGTCGTACGTGCCCTTAACGCCCGAGATCGCCGTTGCAATCTTCGTCGCGGCATCGGAGAGCGAGGTGGCCGAGGAGAGATTGATCGAAGCGGCCTTCTTTTCCTGACCGCCGACGCTGATCTTGAGCGAGCCGTCAGTGATTTTCTTCAGGGCTTCGAGCGTAACGGAAAGCTCGCCGCCGCGAATCCAAGCGCCGGCAGCCTCGGTGACACGACGTGCGATCACAAGAGACTTCGGCGCACTCTGCTGATTCTGCACGCCGCTGAAATACTGCTGAGCAAAAGCCGTCTCTTCGGCCTCGGCTCCAAACATGGCAGACACATCCGCCGTCGACGAAAAGGCTACCGCGGGCGTACTGGCGGGAAGAACAGCGCTCTTCGTGAGCACAAGGCCGTTCGTTTCAAGATCGCTACCGCCGCCGCTAATCACGCGCGGAGAGACCGCAACGATGCGGGATGCAGGCAAAGACATATGGATATCCTCCAATGAAAAAGCGCCCCTGCAGGGCGCTCTTGGGTAAGTTAATTAAGACAATGCGCATTAGCGCGGCGGGAAGCGCACATCAACGTTATGCACGCCGACATTAACAGCGTCAGTGCTTTCCACGTCAAGCTTGACGACGTGCGTGTAGGTGATGTGAAGCGTCGTCGTCCATCGCTGGACATACTGATTTTCATCCACCACCACGGTCGTATTGCGAACGTCATCAGCGTAGAGACTGGATAGGCCGTACTTCTGAAAGAAGTCGCAACCTGACACTGTTCTGGCCACTGTTGCGACCGATTCTGCGCGCATACGGGCCGTTTCCGGATGATCGCTATAGACGTCGACTTGAACGCTCATCTCGACCAACCTAGAGACCACAGCGTCCATTTTCTGAGTCGCCGTGTCCCACTCATAGGACTCGACGGGCGTCCCGATCTCCCGGTGCGCGATGATCGTATTAACGACGTAATCGCGCGAGTCCGGCAGAGAAAGGTTGTTCTGATTTCCCGCGATGATGTGCGTAGCCTCAAGGCCGGACATCATCAGCAACTCGAAGTCTTTGACGGCCTTGTAGACCGTCTCATCAGAGACGATCGTAGAGCGCGTTGGAGGGCTTTGCATCATAGCCATACAATCCCCTGCGGCGGGTTTAGCTGAAGCGTTGCGCGCACACTCAACCAGTTGACGCCTGAAAAGTTTTCTAGAACCGCATCTACAGCCCATACCGTCCCGTCCTTGCGCAGGATGTAATCCCCTGCGCGGGAGAGCGGGCGAAAGATGCCTGCGGTCTGTTTTGCAAAGTCCTTCGGTGCGAATAGGTAGAACTTGCGCACAATCGAATTAGCCCCCGCCATGTCGGCATGAAACAGCGCCGCATCGCCCTCGCTCTGCACCTGCGCCATGACGCCCATGGTGCGCTCATACTGCGGAGCGGCAAAGCCATTCTCATCAGGCACTGAACCCGTCGAGTGAAGCAGCTGAACCTCCTCATCGGGGTGGATTGCATTGATCGATCCGCGTACCACTGCGTGTAAATTCAGCCCCATACAACTCCCTGATTCTCAACCCTGAAGCTCATGTTCACTTGACCTCAAACGAAATTGAGTGAAGCAACGCCCCAGACAAAACCATCGGCTGCGTCGTGGCGGAGCTGGCTTTCGACGAGTGGTTTTTGCCCCCAGTCTTACGCCCTGCGGACTGCGCGGCATAGAGCTCCATCGTAAGCGGAGCACGCTCTGGAAACTTTTCCTTTGACGTCCCGCCACTGGCGATCGTTGCCTGCACGTCCTGCGCGGCCACAGTGCCCAGCACCGCAAGTGCAGTGCTTGGGTCTTTCATGCCTGCGAGCGCCTTCTTCAGCACAGCCTTCCATTTTTCCTGCTCAGCAACGAGCGTCCCTCGCAGGAAAGGACGGGGCGGGTTGACTAAGGCCACACCGGGCTTAATGGCAGCGTTCGCGAAGTCTGGCTGTCCTCTATCGCCCATCGGCACAGGTCGCCCGATCGCACCGCTCAAGAAGAGCGATTGCTTAGGCGTGACGCGTTGCACCCAACCGAATTCGACGTACTGCGCGTACTCGGCAATGCTTGCGTCAGTCACCCCAACCTCGACCACTTTTGCGGCACGATTTCCGTACTGCTTGGCGAGCCCCTCCAGCCTTTGCGTCACCTTGCCGGCGTCAACCTTGATGCCCATCACTACCCCCACGGATGATAGTTATCAGAGACGTACAGACGTCCTCCGAGACGGTATTTGCCCTTCATCATCCAATACGTAGACCCGCACGGCGTCTGATTCCACCACTGCGCGGACTGCGAGTTGCTCTTGATGAGATCAAACGAGGTCGAAACCGAGCCTTCGGAGGCACTGGCCACGCGCCCGGGCTGATCGCCGCGGGTCGAGAGCGTGGCCATGTGACACAGCGCGTAATAGAGAAGCACCTTACGCTCGAGCACCGGGGGCGCTGCATCAGGATCGAACGGGGCAAAGCTATCAGCATCAGTCGTGCCGATAATCGCCCCGACCTGATCCCACAGCACGCCCAAGAGCACATCATTGATGACGCTTTCAGTCAGGCCGGGGAACCATGAGCGGAATTCTTCAATATCAAGCGCTACGTCTGCCATCTTTAAGCCTCAACGTCCTTAACCTTTTCAACGCCGACCGATGCAGGGTCAACGGGCTCGACACCCGTGCGCATTTCGGCGATCTCATCTCGGCGCGCCTTGAATTCCTTCTCGCTCCTCATCTCCCAGAGGAGCGGGGGCATAGCGGTGAAGGCGCGCTCGCCGCCGTGCTTACGCTTGATGTCTTCCCAGTCTCGGCGTGCCACGCCAACTAGGACGGCGTTCCCTGCGCCGAGGAGCACGCCTTTAGCCTGCCCCCTTAGCGCGTGATTGACCCCGGGGAAAACAACGGTTTTAGTGCCACCGTTGCCATTGTCAACGTCATCAAACTTGAGCCCGAGGGGCATGCCGCAGGCAATGTAAATGATCTCATCGCCTGCGACGTCAGAAACCTTTTTTGCTTCCTGCTCGGCAGTGTCAGCAATGATGCCCGTGGTGCCGATTGCGGAAGTCTTACGAGTACGAGTAGTGCGAGCCATATAAAACCTATTCGTGAAAAGTGTTTGGGCAGGGCAGGGAGTTACCCCGCCCCGCCGTGGAGATAAAAGCCGTACGTGACGGCCCAAGGGGCATCAAATGCCCGTCATCGTGCAGACCATGGACGGGCGGCGGATCACGCAACCCCACGTGCCGGCCGTAGCCTTCTGCGTGAAGCTGGATTCATGCGCGATCAGGCGACCAAGACCGAAGGCACGAGAGAAGGCGGAGAAGCCCGTTTCGTCGCCGTACACTTCCTTGACCGTCATGTAGAGCATTTCACCGGCAGCCGTGGAGAGCTCAGGAAGCTGAACAATCTGGATGTTCGGATAGTTTTCCTGAAGCATGACCTTGGCCGTCTTGCCGAACTGGTTGGGCTGAGTCAGATAGCCGATCATCTTGTTGGAGATGCCCAGCACGATCGGAGCGTTCACGTCAAGATGACCGCCGTTATTGGCCGTCAGTTCCTGCCACAGCTTGTTCACGTCATTGAAAACGAGCGTGGCCGCGTTGTTCGGGTCGGCCGCGATCTTTTCAGCCCACGTGGACTTGCTGCCGACGGAAATCGGAGAGATCGACTCGGGGATGTTCGGATCGTTGAGCATGCCGTAGATTTCCATGCCCGCAACGCCGTAGAGCTGGAACTTGTTTTCAGCTCGGGCAATGATCTGCGCGGCCGCGTTCTGCTTGCGAGCAGGGAGGTTGACATTCGCCTCGGCGAGCTTCGCCGTTTCGAGATCGCCGTACTTAATCGTCGTCTGATAACGGAAGTTCTGGCGAACCGGGAAGTTGTAGTTGACATCAGTGCTCGTGCCGTTCGCGAAGTCGTTGTACGGCGAGACCTGACCGGCCACTTCTTCCACGCTGAAGGTCGCGTAGTCCTGCGTAAAGGAGCCAACGAGCGTCTTGTCAAAGAACTTCGTGGCATTCGTGACACCGAAGAGCACATCAATGATGCGCGGGTCGACGTACGTGTAGAGAGCCGCAGGCGCGCCGACGTTCGGCTGCGTGGAAAGCGCGGCATCCTGTGCGAGCTGGTCGCGGTTGATGTTCTTGAGGACGATGCGACCGTCCTTTTCATCGAACGGCATAAAGCCGACGGCGTACGGAGCCTCGATGCCGCGCGCCTTGGCATTCAGAAAGTTTTGATCCATATGAATTTTCATGGCCTTTGCTCATCACAAAGGCCACTCCTCCAAATAGTTTGTTTAGGGAAGCGTTGCAAGCGCGGTGCCGATAGAGCACGTTCCACCACTCGCCGCCGTGACCGCGTAAAGCTTTTTCGTCGTAGCGTCCAGCACGATGTCGCCGACGGCGTAGGGAAGTTGCGCGTTGGTAGGCGTGAGCGCCGTTGCGGCAATGCCCGTCTGGCTATCAGCGAGAGCGGTTGCAGAGACACGGAAGCAAGAGCCATTCTTGCCCGCCGCCCCAGCCGCGCCTCGTTCGCCTTGGTCGCCCTTGGCGCCTGCAGCCCCCGTTTCGCCTTTAGCCCCAGTCGCACCCGCGACACCCTGAGCACCCGTTGCGCCTTTGAGCCCCGTGAAAGCGAAGGTAAACGTCGGCGCGGTCGTCGTGCCGCCCTTGCTTACCGTGACCTTGGGCGTGCCGACGGTGGCGTCAACAGTGGCCGTAGCGGTAATCGTAGGCGTAGCGCCCGTTTCACCCTTAGCGCCCTGTGCACCAGTGTCGCCCTTGGCACCCTGAGCACCGGCGGCACCCTGCGCGCCCGTCTGACCGCGAGGGATGCCGAGCTTCAGAACGCCACCCTCGATGACAGCAGTTGCAGGAGCCCCGGCGGCGAGCGTCGTTGCCTGCGCAGACTGAATGTCAACGCTGGCAGCGGCCTGCAGTCCCGTCTCGACCTTGTTTAGCTTCTCGGCGGTGATGATGTCGCCGCGTTTCCACAACGTAGGAGAGTAAGCCATAAGCCCAACCTCCTTAGCCCGCGGAGGCCTCGTCAACCTTTGCAGAGTCAGCGAGAGCGGCGGCCATTGCGCCGGTCGCAACCGTAACGCCAAAGTTCTGATAAATCACGACATCATCCTTGGCGGCGCTCTTGACGCCGCGGGGGAAAATCACTCGCCAACCCGTGTCGTTCGTAGCGCCGGCGGCACCATACGTAATGGCACCCGTGGCCGGATCGCACAGGACGGACTGGCCTTCCGTAACCGCGCCCGTAGCGACAGCATAGAACTGGCCGCGAATGGCGATCGGCGGGCAGGCGCCCTGCGGATAGACCTGCGATGCGTCAGCAGTGAGCGTCGGAATCGTAGCGATGACGTCACGTTCGACAAAACCGACGGGCTTGGCACCGGACGTGCCCTTGAGGGAGACGATGTTCGTTTCACCCGTAACGTTGCCCTTGAGCGCCGTAGCAAAGCAGAAAGTACCTGCCTGAACGGTGCCGTCGGAGACGTAGTTGAAGGCCGTGTAAACGGCCTGCTTCGGATTCACTTCCTGACCGGCAATGCCGACGGCAGGATCAGTCTTAACAACTGCCTGAAAACCCATGATTAATACCCCTTCTTGATTTGAGAAAGCTTAGTGGAGAGAATGGAGTCGGCCTTGCCCGTCTTGAGCTGGGCGTCCTGAGCGAGCGAGCGCTTGGCAGAGACCTTCTTGCCGGCCATGAAGGCGAGATAAGCGGTGCGGGCGGCTTCGGGACGAACGCCCTTGATGCTCACACCCTCCTGCTCCAGCGCGGCCAAATAGACGCTTTCGGCAGAGTCGTAGGCATTGAAGCGGACGCGACCGAGCGTCTGAGCGCACTCATCCATTGCCGTAAAGCGTCGAGCGATGCGGCGTTCGACACGCTTAAGCGCGGCGTCCTGCCCCAGTGCGCGTTCTTCGCCTTCGGATTCATGCTCACGATCGAGCTTTTCAGGCTCGGTCTTTTCCTTTCGTTCGCCATAGCGCACACCCTCGGCAAACGCCTTCTGGAACTCTTCTGGCTCCTCGTCGTAGCCGCAGGCCTTCAGGCCGTCCTGGATGAGCTGAGCGCACTCGTCCTCATCTTCGGCAGGCTTTTCGACCTCTTCACCGATGTTGATGTCCTCATCTTCGGCCTCGGCTTCGGCATAGGCGAGCCCCTTGAGCGCATCGGCAAAGCCTTCGGCATCCTCAGGCTTCATGCCCTTGGAAACCATTTCGGCGATGATTCGCTTGATGGCTGCGTCCTTGTCCTCGTCAGCGGCTTGCGCCTCTTCAGCGGACTTGTCGACCACATTCCCCTCCTCGTCCTGCTCATGCAGGTCTTTGATTCCATTGGCGGCAGCGGCGATTGCGTCAGCAAGTGCCACCTCCTTCTTCTCGACGGCAGGATCGCCGTCAGCTGCGGCTACGGGAGCCGCGTTCTTTTCCGTCACGTCCATAGGTTGAGCCTCTCTTAAGTGACTGTCTTGCACCAACACATCGCGCCCCGCGCGGCCCTGCTCCACCAGCGCAACATGGTTGGCGGTAATGTCACGCATAACGAAGTCATAGTCTTCGCCGTCCGGCGTCTTGCCAGGGATGAAGTCAGGGGTATATCTGTACGAAAGAGACAACTCACGCATCGACCCATCGACGATGCGCTTGATTGCATCCTCAACAGTGAAGTGCAGCGAGTTGTCTAGGTATGGCGCTCTAAATGCGCCGTCTGTCCCAGTGGAGCCGACGCGCGTTTTGATCTGCGGCGCGTCTGCGTAGTCTGGATGATGGTTGAGCTGAATCGGGATGCCGTTCGTGCTCTCGATTGTCTCGGGCTTGCTCAGCTCCTCTGGCGGGCAGTATCCGCGATAGATCTTCTGCGGATCGAGCCTCAGACGCTCCCAGTCAGGTACCTCATGCCCGTAGTACGGTCGCACCTGCGCTTTGGTCAAGTGCGAGACGGTGACATGGAGGTTCCCGTTCTTGTCATACCTCCTCACGCTCTCGGCATCTAGGGCAAGTAAATAGCGGTCGTTGTTCATTTCAATATGTCCGATATATCTAGACGGAAAATGCATCGGCAAAACGGCAACAACCCGGGCGTTACGTTCTGGCCTACAGCCGGGTCGTAAAGCCCCTCGGAAAGGTCGAAGCGTTTGCCGTCCATTGCGATATGCGTCTCGCGTGATGAATACCGCCCCGGGACGTGAACCCATACCGCGTGCTTGATGCCCAATGCCTCGGCGTTGCCGCGTTGGATGCCCTGACTGACTTTGATCGACTGATCAAGCGCAACTCGCTTGGCACGGGCCTCCGTGAAGCCCCTAGAGGCTTTCAGCACGCTTTCGATCTCTCCCAGACTCTGCCCCTCGTAGAGGCCGCGTGTAATCGTCTCTCGCACTCTGGCGAGGTCATCCGCCTGCATTTTGGTGATGAGCCCCGTCATGCCGTCCACAAGCCCCGGCAACGCTTTTGCTGTGCTCGGCGCCATGTATCGATTCTTGACGATAGGGATCGTCCATTTTTCTTTGAGCAGAGTAGGAGTGATGCCCGCGCGTATCAGCGCACGCCGCTGGCTCGCTGTCACGTTTTGCGCCATTGCGCGGACAAACCATCCCGAGACGAGCTTTGCGCTTTCTCCCGCGTGAATCATCCACCGCGCCATTTTCTCGGTGAGACTCAGGTCAAGCTTTCGAGCGGCATCGGCGGGATTAGACGCTTTGAAAGCGCGTATCGCCTCATCTATGATCTTTTTCTCTTTGCGTCCCCACAGTGCGGCGTCCTGCGCAACCGTCTCGACAGGCTGCGTGAAGCAGCCCGAATCGATCAGGTTGCGCAGGAGCTCGGCCGTTGCCTCGCGCGTCTGTTTCTCAATGAGAGCAATCAGCCGCTTTTGCAAGGCCGCCTTGAGCCCGGCATTCGGCTCGATCGCGGGGATCGTCTTGATGCGTTTAGCCATTCAAGCCACCTAGGGACTGAAGCAGTTGCCGCGATTCGTCGGGCGGGTTCGATGCTGGAGCAGGCTCTGCCACTGCGGTCGTTGCCTGCTGAAGCGCGCCAAGCAAGCCCTCGATATCCTCAGGCTCCCCTTCGGGCACCTCGTCACTCAAAAAGCCCAAGTGCATCGCCGGCTCTTTCTTGACCGCTTCGCGCATTTCCTCTGCGCTGATTGCCTGAACTTGTGCAAGCGTTGCAAGAGCGCCTGCGCGCGTCTGAGCGGTCATGGCCGCGCTGGCTTCATCTTCCTTGCTCAATTCGTTGAAGTCGAAGGAGATATTCGAATTGATGCTCCCCATTTCGACTAGTTCAATTGCCTCTAAGCAAGTGTTAATTGCTTCGCGACGCAGCTCTTGCTTGGAACGAATGTAATCGTAGTAGTTACGAATATCGCTTTCGCCCGTTGCGTTGAAGCCGCTAGGACTGATGCCCAAGAGCTTCACGGCAGGCGTGCGGTTGATCGACGCAATCATCTCGAGCGACTGGCGCACGACGTCCGTACAGCCCGCGATTGACGTCTGCACGTTCATCACACTTTCGCCTTCCTTGTCGCAGACGAACACGGCGTTGTTATCGCGATAGCGCTGAAGCGCCTTCATACGGATGTCGAACAACCGCACCCCGTTAGGCGAGTTGAAGATGTCATCCGTGCTCGTCTGGAAAACGAGAAGCGAGACCTTGCGCACCAAGTCGGCCGTATAGACCCGGCACTGATTCCAGTGCATCACGTAGTCCCAGAGGATCTGAGCCTGCGGAATGCCAAGGAAGTTGTATGCCGGTCGCAGAAGCGTCGGCGGCGGATTGTCAAAAAGCCTAAGCAAGCGCGACTCATGCACCTTCGTTCCCAGCACCCAGAAGTAGCGGGGCTTGAGGTAGTCGGACTTGAGCGGGTCGATGGCGTTGTAGTCGCCCGGCGATACGTTCACAGGATCGACCACGACAAACCGGAGCTTCGTACCCGGCTGTAGCTCTGCGCTTTCGTTTGAGTAGCGCAGGGGCAACTCGGGATTTTCCGTGCCGGTGTCGACGTAGATAAAAGCCCCGCCCATGTATCCGGTTAGTGTTGCGGCCTCATGAAAGAGCGTGCGTAGGTGGTACTTCTTCTCTTGAAGTGTCTGAATCTCCTCAACAGCCTCCGCGTCATCGCCCGTGATCGTAATCCACTCGCGGGTAATATCATCCGCAACGGTCTGCACGCAAGCACGGATCATGCCGTTCTGCGCAATCTGCTGAAGCGCGCCGTAACCTACGAAAGAGGTCACTGGGTACTGCCCGAGCTCGTAGCCGTGCTGTTGAAGGCTGCGATGAATTGCGCCATAAAAGCCCGCGTCAGAAAGTGCCTCATCTTGCGCTAGGCGCTCTTTTTCAGACACCCCGAGAGTCACCGGAGGGGCGAAACGCTCCCTCACCTTCTCGACCGTCTCGAAGAGCTGAGTGGCTTGCGGCGGCGTGCGTAGCGTGCGGTCGATCTCCTCAAGCGCGGCGATGCGCTTTGCCTGCGCGAGGAGTTTGCCGTTAGGCGCTTGGGTTTTCGCCGTCTTTCTTTTCTTCTTGCTCACAATGCTTAATCTCCACTTTGCGCCATTCGCTCAGGAATCGGCGGAAAACGCGGCGCCTTGCGGCCTGCCACCGCACATGCCCGACCAAGTCGACAACGGCCTCAACTGCCTTTGCAATTGCGAATATGGCCACCGACGCGCCTATGGCATACAAGATGATCAAAGCGCCCCAAGCGCGTAACGTCAGTTCAGGTTGCATGAGTTGTGCCTACCGTCCAAGTAAGTAAGCTAGATTCGTCGGATCGATATGCAAGCCGCTGTGCTTATTTAGATCCGTCAATGCCTGGCTCATCGCGTCGATGGTGTCATCGTGAGCACCTGACGGAAATGCGAGGAGCTCAGGCACCAGATCGCGCTCGACCCACGGGAACCGCTCAGGTGGAGGCAAGTACACGTTCCTAGCCTCCCATAATGGCGTTACGGCCGACGCGCGCGCCTCCTTGCTTTCTTTTGGCGTGATCGGGATGATGCCCGACACTTTTTTCTTGAGCGTCGCGATGATCGCCGACCCGTTCGCTTTGTCTTCCACGAGCTTGCGAGTCACGCGCGGGTACTTGTTTGCCGCCGCGACGAACTGCTCGAGCGTCTTAACGAAGTCCCACTGACCGCGGAATTGGTCGATGAGATAGAAAGAGCTGCCCTTTCTGCCCCAAACCTGCCCGACAACGAAGTCGGACGCTTTCGAGTCTTTGAAAGTCATGTCCCACGAGATCACACTCGCATCGAAGCGCTCGGGCAAAGTGTCCCAATACTGCACCCAGTCACTCTTGAAAAGCCCGCCGCCTCGAGGCACCGGGCGTTGTTGGAACTGACCTGCGACAGCATAGCCACCCATGACCTTCTCCATTTCATCCACCTGAGTGGCGGTAAAGCGCTCGGGAAAGAGCAGCTCACCTTCTTTCTGGCGAGGGTCGGTGAAGCCGATGCAAGTCTTGCACCTGCGGCTTTCCTCAAAGCGCATCGGCAACATCAGGTGTTCGTACCCGAGTTCGCGGGCTAGGATGACGCCCGAGGTGTCGCGTTCATGCAAGCGCTGCATGATCACGATGATCGCGCTGTCTGAGTTGTTCACACGGGACGGGACGGCTTCTAGGAAGGTCGTCTCGACCGAGTGCAGCGCGGCCTCGGAAAACGCATCAGCGACGCTCAAAGGGTCGTCGATGATGATGCGGTCGCCTCGGCTACCCGTCAGGCTTCGGAAGGCCATGGACTCGCGAAAGCCCGTGGCGGTGTTCTCGAACTTCGTCTTCGCGTTCTGGTCGCCGCAGAGTTCGACGCCCCATCGCTCCTGATACCAGTCCGAGGAGATCAAGCGGCGGCACTTGAGGTTGTCTCGGATTGCGAGGTCTTCCTTATGCGCCGTCGTGAGGTAGCGCAGGGACGGCGAGCCGCCCGCGCCCCATTCCCATGCGGGGAAGAAAACGCCCGTAAGGAGCGACTTCATCATGCCCGGCGGGACGTTCATCAGAAGGCGCTTGATCTGTCCGCTGTGGACAGCTTCTAGGTGTTCGCACATCGCATCGAGCGCCCAACCCCACTTGATCGGAGTGGCAGGCTCTAGCACGTGCCATGCCATCTTGCAGAACTCGGACAGCTGTCTCTTATACACATCTCCGAGCCCACGAGACCGTACTAGATCTCG